AGCCGCTTGATTTTCCTAGGCATCGCCCCCAAAAGTTTGTTCGATATACTTAAAAACATCTCCCCCAACCCAACCAGCAATCGAAAAGGCCGGGTAGTATACCACTATTCTTTTGATACAGGTTAGAAGTTGCCGCATTTGAGGGATAAGCTGTAACCATGCCACTAATTACGAGAGCAGAAGCGGCTAGAGCCCTTGGTGTGACCAGCGAAGCCGTCTATGCAGCCGTAAAACAGGGTCGTTTGAGCACTATCACCGCCAAGGATGGCCGGGTGATGGTCAACAGCGAGACCATGAGAGAAGAGTGGGCTAAGAACACTCAAAAACGCATTGGCCGCGGCCCAAAACCGTCTGCTCCAGAGCCAAAACCACTCCGACCACGGGAGGAAAGGGTTCCGCAGGGCAGAATTACTCGCACGGTGGAGTCGATCCCCGAATACGAGGAGAGTCGAGCCCGCACAGAGCATCTCAAGGCCGAATTGCTTGAGCTGGAGAGGAAACAGAAGGAAGCGCTGTTAGTTCCAGCGGCTGAAATCGAGGCCAAGTGGGTTGAAATAGTGACTCAGGCCCGAACCAAGATGCTGGGCATCCCCACCAAGGCAAAACAGCGCATTCCCGACCTAGATGCGGATGCGATGAGTGTTTTAGAGGACATTGTGCGCGAAACCCTTGAAGATTTAAGCGCTACGGCCGGAGATGAGGACGAATGAGCAACATTGAGCGCCTAGAACGAAGCGCATTTAAGGCCTTCAAACCACCCAAAAAGCTGACTTTGAGCGAGTGGGCCGACAATTACGCCTACTTAAGCAGCGAGTCGAGCGCCGAAGGAGGCCGCTGGCGCACGCTCCCTTATCAGAAGGGAATTATGGACGCGATCACCGATAACAAGGTGGAGCAGGTGACGGTGATGAAGTCAGCCCGTGTCGGCTACTCCAAGATCCTCAACCACGTCATCGCGTATTACATCCACCAGGACCCAGCGCCAATCATGCTGGTCCAGCCGACCATTGAGGACGCGCAGGGCTATTCCAAGGAAGAGATTGCCCCGATGCTGCGGGACACCCCTTGCCTGAAAGGCCTGGTCAGTGAGTCAAAAGCCAAGGATGGTGCGAACACGATCCTGCAGAAGCAGTTTCCCGGTGGCACGTTGAGCCTGGTCGGGGCCAACTCGCCTCGCGGCTTCCGTCGTGTCAGCCGCCGGATCGTCTTATTTGATGAGGTCGACGGCTACCCCGCATCGGCTGGCGCGGAAGGCGACCAGATCAAGCTGGGCATCAGGCGTACTGAGTATTACTGGAACCGCAAGATCGTTGCTGGCTCTACGCCGACGATCAAGGACTTCAGCCGCGTGGAGCGTCTGTTCCAGCAGAGCGACATGAGGCGCTTTTTCGTGCCATGTCCCGAATGCAATTTCATGCAATACCTCAAGTGGAGCAACATCCGCTGGAGGGATGACGACCCGAGCACGGCGTCTTACTGCTGTGAAGGCTGCGGCGTTTGGATCCCCCATTCCAAGAAGCGTTGGATGGTGGAGCGAGGCGAGTGGAGGGCGACTGCGCCTGGCAACGGGAAGCACGTCGGCTTCCACATATGGGCCGCGTATAGCTACTCCCCTAACGCCACCTGGTCAAACCTGGTCGAGGAGTTTCTGGATTCCAAAAACGACGCCGAGCAGCTCAAGACCTGGATCAACACCACCCTGGGTGAGGTTTGGGAGGACGAGTACGCCTCCAAGGTTGGAGCTGACGCGCTGATGGAGCGTGCTTCTGCAGAGAAATACAAGCAGGGTGTGCCGCCGGTCGAGGCTTTGGCACTGACTGTTGGCTGCGACGTCCAGGACGATCGCTTGAGCTTGTCTGTCTGGGCGTGGGGCCGCGAAGAGGAAGGCTGGCTAATTGATCGCGTCAAGATCTATGGCGCGCCGTCACGTTCAGAAGTATGGAAGCAGCTCGATGAGGTGCTGCAGAAGCCTTACGTCAACGAGGCAGGAGAGGAGATGAAAGTGATGGTGTGCGCCATCGACTCTGGCGGCCACCACACCCAGGAGGTTTACCAGTACAGCCGTGAGCGCGCCCATTTGGGCGTCATCGCCATCAAGGGTGTGGGTCAGAAGGGCAAGCCCGTGCTGGGCAAATCAAGCAAGGTTGACATCAACTTCAACGGCCGGGCCTTGAAGAAAGGCGCACAGCTGTTTCCTGTTGGCGTGGATGGAGTCAAATCGCTTCTTTTCGGACGGCTCAAGCACAACGACCCTGGTGCGGGCTATCTCCACTTCTTCCCGACGATCACTCCTGACTACTTCCAGGAGCTGACAGCGGAACGCCAGATCCTGCGATTTAGGAACGGCTTCCCCGAGCGCGTATGGGTTAAGAAGAGCCAGAGTCCAAACGAGGCGCTCGACGAGCTGAACTACGCATATGCCAGCTTGCACCGTTTGTACCAAAAATATGACAGGCGAAGTATATGGGATCAATTAGAACGTCGTAATGATCCCAAACAAAAGCCGGCGCTAAGATCTGACCAGCAGAACGCGCCAAAACGCGCCAATTTCGTCAAGAGCTGGTGAGGCCGTGAACATTCCAACGACTATCCGAGCCGGCGACACAGTTAAGTGGCGTGACGACGCTTCAGTTGACGTTTTTGGCAATGAAATAACGAGCAGCGACTGGACGCTCAAGTACTACCTCCGCACAAACACTGCTTCTGAAGGCGCGACCTCTACGGGTTCTGCCTATGGCACGGGGTGGGAATTCACGCTGTCTGCGTCGACAACCGCCGATTTCGACGCCGGTAATTGGTATTGGACCGCTGTTGCAACCAAGGACAGCGAAGTCATCACGCTGGGCAACGGCAGCCTGACTGTCGAAGCCGCTCTGACCTACAGCGGCACACCTGGTGCATTTGACGGCCGCACTCAAGCCCAGAAAGATCTGGATGCTGTTCAAGCAGCAATCCGCGCAATTGTTGACGGTGGCGTAGTCCAGGAATACCGGATTGGCACCCGTAATCTGAAGAAGTATGACCTGCCTGATTTGATTCAGCTGGAGGGCAAACTGAAGGCTGAGGTCAAGCGCGAACAGCAAGCCGAGCTCATTGCTAATGGCTTGGGCAACCCGCGCAACATGTTCGTCCGCTTCAACGCCTAAGCCATGGGACTCCGCACTCGCGTTAGCAACTTCTTGGGCTTTGGGCGTCAGCAGCCCCAGCCGGCACCACGCCGCCGCTCCTACCAGGGAGCACTGATCTCGCGCCTTACTAACGATTGGTTGGCGACTCAGACCAGCGCCGACGCTGAGATTCGCACCAGCCTGCGCAAGTTGCGCGACCGCTCTCGCGAGATGGTCCGCAACAACCCTTATGCGCGGCAGGCCAAGCGGACCACCCAAATCAACGTTGTCGGCACCGGCATCAAGCTTCAGTCCCAGGTGCAGCAGGTTCGCGGCAACAAGCGCGACGACCGGATCAACAAGCTGATCGAGTCCAAGTGGGAAGTGTGGACTCGCGCTGAGAACTGTGACGTCAGCGGTCGTTACAGCTTCCACCAGCTTGAGTGGCTTGCTGCTGGAGCGCTTCCTGAGTCTGGTGAGGCGATTTTCCGCATTGTTCGCCGTCCCTTCGGTAACTCCAAGGTGCCGCTGGCGCTTCAGCTCCTTGAGAGCGATCTGCTTGACGAGGAGTATCAAGGTTCAACGCTTGCCAAAACCAATGAGTGGCGCAACGGCGTTGAGGTGAACGAATGGGGCCGCCCCGTGCGGTACGCCTTCCTTACTCGTCACCCCGGCGACTACTGGTTCCAAAACGCCCCTCAGCGCAACGACAAGCACGTCTTTATCCCTGCTGCGGACGTCATTCACCTGTTTATGCCTGAGCGCCCCGGTCAGAACCGTGGGGTGCCCTGGTTCCACAGCGTGATGGCCGACGCCCACCAGCTGCAGGGTTATGAGGAGGCTGCTGTGGTCCGGGCTCGCGTTGCGGCCTCGATCATGGGCTTCATCACCAATAACGAAGGCGAGCTGATCGCCGACGACATTGATAACAAGCAGCGCGTAAGTGACTTCGAACCTGGTACGTATAAGTACCTTTCACCAGGGGAAAGTGTCACTGTTCCAAACATCAGCTCGCCTGACCAGCAGTTCGAGATGTTTGTCAAAAACAAGGTCCGCCGTTTTGCATCGGGCTTTGGTTGCTCCTACGAGACGCTCAGCCGCGACTTCAGCGACACCAACTACTCGTCTAGCCGCCTGAGCCTACTGGAAGATCGGGAGCACTGGCGCGTCATCCAGAACTATCTGATTGAGAACTTCCACATGCGGATCTTCCGCGAGTGGCTTGGTCTTGCGGTGCTCAGCGGCGAGCTGCCTTTTGCTGACTACGAAGGCCGTCCTGAGCGCTACGAGACGCCTCGTTGGATGGCTCGTGGCTGGAGCTGGGTTGACCCCCTCAAGGAAGTCAAGGCCTATCGCGAGGCCGAGCAGGCGGGTTACATGACGAAGGCGCAGATCATCGCCTACACCGGCGGCGATTACGACGACAACGTCACCGAACTGGCCCGCGAGCAAGAGCTTGCGCAGTCCACTGGTGTCACTTTGGACAAGGACATCCTTGATGCGGCTCCGTCGGCCCCGGATGTTCCACCCGAGCCTGAAGCTGCTCCACCTGCTCGCGCTAAGTCGCCAAGTCGTAGGAAGAAAGCCTAAAAAACTTCGCCGATAGACTTGTGGCAGCCTGTGTCAAAGTTCCTGTGGAAGGCACAATCGACATTTTTCAATTCGATGTGACTTCCGGGGACTTTGGCGAGCGTCCTTACCCGAACGAACACGCAGCTCGTTTGCGTGACCCTTCTCAATATGACCGCTTTCGGCGGGCTAATGATCGGGGTGGTGCGGGTGTCGACTTCATCTTCGGCATTAAGGATGGGACAGCCGAGCTGCAAGCGATTCGTTTGAAGCTCAGTCGTTTCACCGCAGCCGAAGCACGCGAGTGGCTCAGGGACAACGGCTACGAGCCACTCGAATTTGAACCAGCTACCAACGAGAAAGCTATGGATGCTGAAATTCAGCGTGCAGAGCCTGATCAGTTGAAGGTTGGCGACTACGTGTCTTGGAATAGCTCGGGTGGCACAGCCCGTGGCCAGATCGAGCGCGTGGAACGCGACGGGAGCATTGATGTTCCCGATAGCACCTTCACGGTCAACGGCACTGCAGAAGATCCTGCGGCTCTAATCGCAGTCTTCCGGCCCGAGTCAGATGGCGAGGGCTACATGAAAACCGACACCCGCGTCGGCCACCGCTTCAGCACCTTGAGCAAGATTGCGCCTCTGCGTTCTCTTGAAGTCGAGGAGCCTGCTGAGGTTGAAGAGGTGGTCGAAGAAGCCCCTGAGACTTCAGTCCGCGACATCGAGGGTGGCAAGTACACCCGCACCGAAGCGACTGAGTTTCGCAGCATCAAGGAGCGGACTTTCGAGTTCCCCTTCAGCTCCGAGTACCCCGTGGCCCGCTACTTCGGCAACGAAGTGCTTAGCCACGACGAGCAGGCTGCAGACCTGAGCCGTCTAAACGATGGTGCGCCTCTGCTGTTCAACCACAATCCCGACAAAGTCGTGGGCGTGGTGGAGCGTGCCTGGGTCGACGGCGAGAAGAAGCGCGGCTACGCAAAAGTGCGTTTTTCGCGTAACAAGTTCGCCCAAGAAGTTCTTGACGACGTCAAGGACGGAATCCTGCGTGGGATCAGCTTCGGCTACGCCATCAATCAGATGGAAGAGCGGGAAGGTGATTTTGTCGCGACCAGCTGGGCACCTCACGAAGTTTCGGTTGTAAGTATTCCGGCGGATCCCACAATTGGGATCGGCCGTTCACTACTTTCCCCTGAACCGATTATGGATGAGGTCTTGCAAGTCACTGAGCCTAGTATTAGTGACGAAGTAGCTTCTCCCGCTGCACAAGTAGTGGAAGAAGAAACGACACGCCAAGCGGCCGACACCGCATCTATCCCCATTCCTGCAATGGAAGAAAACACCCCCGACTTGGAGGTGATCCGGTCCAAGGCCGCTGAGGCCGAGCGGACTCGTATCGCCGCCATCAACGCACTGGGCGCTAAGCACCAGATGCAAGACCTGGCTCGTGAGCTGATCGACGGTGGTCGCACCATCGACGAAGCCCGCGCAGCCGTCCTCGACAAACTCGGCTCTACCCCCGTGGAACAACCCATCCGCTCGACCGACGTCACCTCCAACGACGTTGGCCTGTCTTCTCAAGAGACCAAGCGCTTCAGCTTTGTTCGCGCTCTGAACTACCTGGCCAACCCTGGTGACGCTTCGGCTCGCCGCGCGGCTGAGTTCGAGATCGAAGTCGGCGAGGCCGCCGCTAAGAAGTACGAGCGCTCCAGCAACGGCATCGTGGTGCCCAACGAGGTGCTGCGTCGTGACCTGACCGTTGGCACCGCAACCGCCGGTGGCAACCTGGTCGCCGATGAGCTGCTGTCCGGCTCCTTCATCGACCTGCTCCGCAACCGTCTCGCTCTGGCTCAAGCCGGCGTGACCATGCTGACCGGTCTGCAGGGCAACATCTCTATCCCCCGTCAGACGAGCGCCTCGACCGCTTACTGGGTTGGTGAGAACGCTGCTCCCACCGAGAGCCAGCAAGCCATCGACCAGGTCAACATGACCCCCAAGACTGTGGGTGCATTTGTTGACTACAGCCGTCGCCTGCTGCTCCAGTCCTCCATCGACGTCGAGGGCATGGTCCGCAACGACCTGACCCGCGTGATCGCTCTGGAACTGGACCGCGCTGCCATCTACGGCACCGGCTCCTCCAACCAGCCTCTGGGTCTGACCAACGTCACCGGCATTGGCTCCCAGACCATCACCGGCTTCGGCACCTTTGCCGAGTACATCGGCATGGAGACCGATGTTGCTGCTGCTAACGCCGACGCTGGCTCCCTGCGTTACATCGTTAACGCTTCTGCCCGCGGCGCCCTGAAGAGCACCGAGAAGGCAACTAACACCGCCCAGTTCGTCTACGAGAACGACCAGATCAACGGCTACCCCGTGATCGTGTCGAACCAGCTGCAGAACAACGACGCTCTGTTTGGCGACTTCTCCATGATGATCATGGGCATGTGGTCCGGCCTGGATCTGACCGTCGATCCCTACGCCGGTGCAACCGCTGGCACCGTCCGCATCATCGCCCTCCAGGACGTCGATGTGGCCGTCAAGCAGCCTGGCGCCTTCTGCCTGGGCACCTGATCTCTAGGTGAGATCTGACCACCGCGGAGTAACTCATGCGAGTTGAAATCCTGCGGCCGGTAATGATCTCGGGGGAGCCTGCTTCGGCGGGCTCCTTTGCCGAGGTCAGTCTGGCCGACGCCCAAATGCTTATCGGACTCGGCAAAGCCCGCAAGGCTGAAGAGCCCGAAGCTGCTAAGCCTGAACCTAAGCCTGAGCCCCCGGCCGAGGCAGAGGTCAAGCCTAAGCGCACTCGTTCCACTGCCCCCAAGGAGTGAGCCATGGCCCTTCTTTCCCAAACTCTCGACAAGCTCAGCCACCTGGCCTTTGCGCCTACGGCTGCCCGCACCGCTGATCTCGACGGCACTGCCGTTGACCTCAACGACTACGAAGGCGACATCGTCGTGATCCTCGACGTTGAGAACGGTGGTACTTCCACCCTCGACGTCAAGTTTCAGTCTGCCGACACTTCCGGCGGTACCTACAGCGACATCACCGCTGTTTTCTCTCTGGACGGCACCGAGCAAGCCTCTGGCACCGTTGCTTTCGCCCAGGTGAGCACCTCTGCTTCCAAGCAGTACATCGCCTTCCCTAAGTCCAGCGCTAAGCGTTGGGTGAAGGCTGTTTCCACCACCTCTACTTCTACCCACACTTACAGCCTCAACGCTGTGGCTGCCAAGAAGTACGCTTGATAGCGGATGTCGAACGGGGCCTCAGGTTGCATTAGTGACCTGAGGCTTTTCTTTGGTTATGATTGCTGTAGCGGCTGCCATCTAATGCCATTCGGATACGACAGCTCTTTTGATACCGCAAGCCTTGAGGCGCTGACGGCTCCTGGTGTCACGGCAGCGCAGAAGAGCACTGGAGCGAATTTAAGCTTTCAGGTAACTGTTGCGGATATTGGAACCAACGTTGTTATTCGTTTTGAGGGCAGCGTTGATGGTAATAATTATTTTAATTTAGCTGCAAATCAAGTTGATTATACAATTACAGCAAATGGTACATATGGATACGTTTTGTTTGCTCCGGTTCAATTTGTGCGCGTTCGGCTTGTGAGTTTAAGTGGTGGCACTCCCTCTGTCGCGACTGTGCTTGGCACTATCTGATCCATGGAAACCCTAACTCTCAGTTCGGCATTTGGCGGTGGCGGCAGTGCATATGTTGCTGGCGCTGATACGCAAATTCAATACAACAGCAGCGGCGCACTGGCTGGCTCGGCCGACCTGACTTGGGACGACAGCGGCAAAGAGCTGGGCGTTGGCGGTGACATCAACCTCGATGACGGCGGCACCTACGAAACCACCGTGCAGGTAGTCACACCTACTGCCAACCGCACGATCAGCTTCCCGGACGC